CAAGGAGATAAACTCCGCATCTATACCCTTCACGGCGTTGAACATAAGTTCATAGGGGAACTTCTTGTGGTGTTCGTGTTCAAACATACTCTGCCCCTGCCAGCGCAGACCAATGCGCTTACGAAAGCCTCTTATGGCTTTGGGCTTGGTAATATAGGGCGTACCAGATAAGTCTTCTAGCTCGAAACCCAGCGGCACAACAGCAGACATACCCTGGACATAGAAGTCATGGTAAGTCCCAAAACACGCCTCATGCTGAACAACAGAGCTTACGCCCTCGACATCAACGAACAATGACGCAAGTGGGCCAGAACAGGATACGATTACTTTACATCCGCGCTCGGCAATAGACTTGGCATAACGCACCTGATGGATTTGATCGCCCAGACCACCCTCCAGATATAACAGCACTGTGCCTTTGGTCTTGCCATCCCACGGCTTGGTAGGGAGATCAGGGACTGTATTTCCAAATACCCCCTCTATTCGCCCACGATCCATTAACTGATAACCTTTCTGTATCTCTCCCTGACGCAGTAAGTACCACCCACGGTTATAAGCCGCTCGATGGTTGTTAGGCTCATCCTGTTCCAGCTTCCGGCTTAAACGCCAGCCTTCGGTAAAGTTACCCATTCTGGACGCAGTTAGCTGGAGGTCTAGGTCATGCAATTCAGGAGTTGTGCGGGGTTTATCCAGCCAGAATTCAGGCTGACAGAAGGTAGTGTAATGATTCTTTAGTACGTCTTTGGGGTCTTCGTTGTGCTGCTTTGCAAGCACAGGCTGGATGTCGTGCATACCTTCATAGCCATGAATCTCCTCGTCATCTTCCTGAACGCTAGTCCCGTCAATCGCCGTGAAGTCATAATCAAAATCAGGCAGGTCTAGGAACTCATGGATGCGAGCAAGCTGTGCTTCAGGGTCAGCCACAAGGTCTTCGTATTCCACTATGCAAAAGCACTCAGGTGCAAACTCATAACCAGTTTGTATAGCTATGTATGATGCCTTGAGATGGGTGCTAAGTATTCCAGAATAGATAAACTCGTCAAGGTCGTCAGGTTTAGCCACGCGCACAAATGAGGCCATGCAGTCAGGGATGGAACGTACCGTGGCAACGATCTTGGGTTTCTCCCCAAGTACCTGTGTCATTGCACTGAGGATTGTCGGAATAGGCCAGCCTCGGCCCTTGTCTATAATGACAGGCTCCTCAACATCTTCGTAGAACGTGTCAATCACCGCGCCCATAGTCTGGGACAGTTTGGTTCGCTCCTTGTCGTTCTCGCCAAGAAGTCCCTGTGAATGCCATACATTAGCCAACGCATCCAAAGCAAATACCACACCTGACGTTGTAGAAACATGGGTGTGCTTGTTCTGGTTGAGTATAGCCGCCAGTACCGTAGAACCGGAGCGGGGTACACCTGACATAAAATGTATTTGCTTTTTCATTTTAGTTGAATCGCCATCCCTGTAGACTGAGCAACACTGGTGCTTGGGAGGACACTCCATGTAGCAAGCGCACCGATCTGTACGGGAGAGCTTCTATCGGTAGTACTTCCATCACCTAATTGGCCCTTGTCGTTTCTACCCCAAGACCAAATAGTTCCATCAGTTTTAATGGCGTGGGTAAATTTGTTTCCAGCCATTATCTTAGACCAATCGGTTAATGCTCCAACTTGGACAGGGGAAGAATAATTAGTTGTGTTACCTTGGCCCAACTTCCCATACTCTCCACTACCCCACAACCATAGCGTACCGTCAGTCCTTGTAGCCGCACCAACTCCATCATTGGTTTGTCCACCAGCGGAAATAGTATCCCATGTAGTAAGTGCGCCTATTTGAACTGGTGAGCTTTTATCAACAGTGGTTCCATCACCCAATTGGCCTGTATAATTTCTACCCCAAGCCCAAATAGTTCCATCAGTTTTCTTAGCCAATACCAAATATTTTCCGGCTTGTACTGCTTCCCATGTAGTGAGAGCGCCTACTTGAACCGGAGAAGAATAACTAGTTGTATTACCTTGGCCTAGTTGTCCAAATTCATTTTTGCCCCAAGCCCACAGAGTTCCGTCTGTTTTAAGGGCAATACCAAATTTATATCCAGAGGATAGGTATAACCAATCAGTCAATGCGCCGACCTGTGTAGGAGAGGAACGAACCGTGGTATCACCTACACCTAACTGCCCGTTACCATTACCCCCCCAGCTCCATAGCGTATTGTCTGTTCTAATTGCACCACCGTGGTACTCACCCGATCCAAGTTGTAACCAAGTGGTAAGTGCGCCGACTTGGACAGGGGAAGAATAAAGAGTTGTATTACCTAGTCCTAAACATCCATTGGCTCCGCTACCCCACGCCCATAGCGTACCATCTGTTTTAATTGACGTTGAATATATATATCCCGCTGACAGAATAAGCCAATCAGTTAGTGCGCCGACTTGGACAGGAGAAGAATAGGTAGTGGTATTGCCTTGACCCAGTTGCCCCTTATTGTTATATCCCCACATCCATAGCTCTCTAGCTGGGACAAACCATGTACCCGCACCCTCGGCTTGCATAACAGTGGGTAGCTTCCACTTACCTGAGTAATTAGGCATCAGTTACCTCTGAATATAATTTCGTTTTCATATTAGGATGTTTTGACCGCTGAAAAGTTCGTACTGTTAGCCCATCGGTTCGATAGTACAACCCAAGTAGTAAGCGCACCGACCTGCACAGGCGAGGAACGGTTGGTCGTATCGCCTAAGCCTAGCGGCCCATACGTGCCGTTATAACCCCACGCCCATAAAGTACCATCGGTTTTTAGAGAGAAATTACAATTCGATCCAGACCCTAATTTTGACCAATCTGTGAGAGCGCCAATCTGAACAGGAGATGAATAGTTAGTAGTGTCCTCTTGGCCTAACTGCCCATAGTTGTTCTGCCCCCATGCCCACAGAGTACCATCAGTTTTAACAGATACTCCTCCTAGTTGTTGAGCAGTAATCTCACTCCAATCAGTAAGTGCGCCGACTTGAACAGGAGAAGATACTTTAGTGGTGTTTCCGTGACCCGTTGCGCCATTGTCACCATCCCCCCAAGTCCACAGTGTTCCGTCAGATTTAACACCAAAGCTAGTACCAAAACCTGCTGAAATTTCTGTAGTCCAATCAGTAAGTGCGCCAACTTGTACGGGTGAAGAATGGTTGGTGGTATTGCCTTGACCCAGTTGCCCCTCATTGCTGCGCCCAACTGCCCAAAGCGTACCATCGGTTTTTGTGGCTATTATATGGAAAGCCCCTAGTGCTATTGCGCTCCATGTAGTAAGAGCGCCCACCTGAACAGGGGAAGAGTAATCAGTGAGATTGCCTTGTCCTAACTGTCCAAAGGCGTTTTTACCCCACGCCCATAGAGTGCCATCAGTTTTGACGGCTGCACAAAATTCGCTCCCCCCTGCCGCTACCGCCCAATCGGTAAGAGCGCCCACCTGCACTGGAGAAGAAAGGCTAGTAGTATTGCCATGACCTAATCGACCACTACCGCCGCTTCCCCATGTCCATAGAGTGCCATCAGTTTTGACGGCTAACTGCATAAATTCACCACCAGAGGGTGTGGCCCAAGTAGTAAGAGCGCCGACCTGTACAGGGGATGAATAAGCGGTGATACTACCTTGACCTAACTGCCCATAAGCCCCTTCCCCCGTACACCAAAGCTCCCCCCCATTAAAAATTGCAATGCTATTACTTGCGGCACTTATACCGCTTGGCCCGTAAGCGTTAGTAGCACCAACAGTAACAGTATAAGTTTGCCCTTTGGTTAAACCTGTAACCACAACGGGAGAAGATGACCCGCTTGCGGTAAAGACCGCAGCAGTAACGGTGTCGGTAGCGAATGCCTCATAACTCGTTATTGCACCACCACCCACATCCGAGGGCGCAGTAAAAGCTATAGAGATTCCGTCAGCCCCTGATTCCGATGCTGTTCCAATAGTGGGCGCATCCGCTACTAATAACGGATTGTAACCGGGACGTATAAAGCCGCCGAGAGTATCGCCTATAGGCATAGCCTACTCCTTACTAATCTTCAATTACTTCATAGCTTATGGTGTAAGCAATCTTGCTCGCTGTCCCACTTGTGACGACAATCGACTTATCTTCCATCAAGTAGATCGCAGTAGTCTTGTCTACAACAATCAAGGAAGCATCCGCCGGTACTGAAACGGTGGAAACGATGGGATAAGCTGTACCAGCGCCAGCATCTTGGTCTGTAATCGACACAGTAGTGTTAACAGCACTGCTTCCGTCTACGTTAGCAGCCACAATCTGGTTAATTTTATAAACCTTACCGCTGGCGGCAGCGTTGGACAACAGCACGTTAGCCGCTGTATCACTGGGCGTAAGCAATGCTGATTCACCTAGAATACTTGTTACATTTACTATATTGGGATTTGCCATCTATTTTCTCCTAAAAACCCATTACCATCGCCAGTGCGATGGAAAGTCCTGCTGATACGCCGGGGGCGGCGGGTGTACTTGATGCCCACGTTCCACCTGCACTTGTCAATACATTACCCGCCGTGCCGGGAGCAACCACTTGAACCGCTGATGTGCCATTACCCAGAATTACATTGTCTGCTGTCAGAGAGGTAGCGCCTGTTCCTCCATTTCCTACAGGGAGAGTCCCCGAAACATTAGCTGTAAGGCTGCAATAAGTTGTAGAAGTGGAATTTGTTCCACCGTTGGCAATGGGAAGGGTTCCGGTAATTTGTGAAGTAAGATCAACACTCCCAAGGGTTCCACCCAAAGTCACAGTACCAGTGCTAGTAATGGGGCCGCCCGTAAGCGTAATGCCATTAACAGTTCCGCTGGTTGCAACAGAGGTTACTGTTCCTACCCCAACCTCACTGGGATTGGCTGTCAATACAGCCCCACCCGCTCCGGCTCCATCGGTATACAGCATAGCCCTGTCGCCATTAGCGACATTAACTGTTCCACCCGACCCCTGCTTGATCGTAATGATCTGTCCCCCGGTAGTGGCATTTTCGATAATCCACACCTTGGAAACAGTATTCGGTGCAAGTGTCAGGGTACGGGTCGCTGTTAAAGTACCGGCAGAGGTGAATTTAAGATACATCCCCCGCATACCATCTGCGACCCCGTCAGCCATAGTAAAGGTTTCATCGGAATCCGCCGCCACCTGTTCAGTGCCGTAACCAAGACCTTCGCCAATAAGCTCAAGGTTGGTATTGGTCGAATCCCCCCATGTACCGCTCTCGTCGCCAGTGGCGATCTCTTTTAATCTTAAATTGTTTACATACGTTGCCATCTCATTACCTCATTATGTGGGTATTTCTGTCCATCCGGGGGTTTGTGCGTCAACAACAGGAATCCAGTTAGGAGTCTGGGAAGGAACTATCTCCTCCCAGATAAGGACTCTGCCTACATAACCCGTGGCATATACCCCTACTGGATGTACATTAGTTTTGTTTACAACAGTAACAGCACCCCCAGAAGCAGTAGCCGCAACTCCGGTGACAGGGACTTCGATGAGTAAATCTACTGTAACTGCGCTACCAGTCGCGGTAGCGGAAAGGCCGGTAACAGAAACATTTCCGGTTCCTGTTACGGTTACTGCGTTGGTTGAAGCTGTTAAGCCGGGGGAGGTTACATTAACTGCAACGCTGGTTATTGGGCCAGCCGTTCCTACATAACCTGTAGCTGATAGCCCTGTGACATTGGCTATTCCATTGTGATAAACGGTAACTGATCCAACATAGCCCGTTCCAACAACACTGCTGACAAATACATTTCCGGGTGCATCTACATTGGCATCACCTACCACTCCAGTAGCAGATACCCCAGTGACGCTGACAAGCGCGTCAGCGGCTACAGTAGCCGTGCCGACCGAACCTGTCGCAAAAGCAATCGCTGATGCAGGCTGTCCCCACGGACCAGTATTCCAGGTAGAGCGGCCCCAGCCGCTCAAGACAATGGTTACACCGCTTTCACCCCACGGGCCTGCTCCCCATGTCGAGCGGCCCCACCCTGCCATTAGGCTATCCTGATAATCGCATTACTCGAATCATCAGTAGGGAAAACTATTTTGAAGTCACCGGCTGTGGAGGTTTTATCACTCAAAAAGTCCAGCACTACCACGGTTGGATCACCACTGGCGGAATCATTATAGATGAGAGCGCCTCGCGCTGTGATCGTTGCCGTACTCCAGGTGAAGTCATCAAAATCGGTAAAGCCGGTAGTCCCTGTAGAAGTAGGGGTAACATTAGTCAATGCCCCACCTCCAGCCGAGTATCCTGTTCCTGTAATCTCATCACTGGTTGTATAGGCTGTAGTAGCCGCCGTAAAGGACGCGCTGTTGTCATACAGCGCTATCTTGAACGTGTTACCAGTAGAGTTCGTGAAATTATGTGTTCCAGTCATCAGCTCTTTCTTGAAGCTGGTACACATATAGTTGCCAGTAAAAGCCATCAAAGCCTCCTTATCTGTTCGGCTAGAGCGGTTTCTCCAGCATCAAGTAAAAGATTATAAATAGTTGTTCGCTCGCTTTTCGCCGTCTGTTGCAGGTATATCAAAACCACCTGCTCAATCGTGGACTGAAACGCCTCGGCCTGCTGCCTGATAACAGGGTCAGCAGTAGCTGCCACGGAAATAATCTTCGCAGCACAGCTTGCCGCTAATTCCTCAGCAGTAAAGCCGCGCTTGGTTGTGGTCTCCACCAGAACCGAACCGGCACTTCCATTCATACCTGAAACCAACATCAGACTCTCACACTCCTGACCATGCCGGAACGGAAATTATCCGTCGTATCGTAACCCTCACCAAGAGATTTAAGCCGCATCACGGAATCATCGTATTTAGCCTGATACCAGCCCAGTAGTTCGCCATCGCCCTTGAGGAAGGTATAACCTTCCACCAGACACCCATAAAGCAACGCATTCTCGGCATTGGTTCCAAGCCAGCTTGTACCACCGCTAGAGACAGTGATTGATTCAGGCTCATACAGATAGTGCAGCTCGGTAGCAAAATTGGCGTTAGGGGTTGGCCCTAGAATAAAAGTGTCCTCGTCAAAAATACTGTAATACTTTGGAACATTTTCAGTTGCCTCTACGGGATAGGCTTCACGCATGAAGTTCACATCCTTGAACACCAGATATTCATAACCGGAGTTATCAATAGCAAGGGAATAGGAAGCGAGAAAGTCAGATGGCATCGTCAGGTAAGGGTTACCCTGACTCAATGTTCCGGTAACATTCTTACGGAAATCAGGGAGTTGCACAGTACGCAGTATCCGCTCTTCCGCCTGCGTAATAATCAGGGGAAGATTCGTAACAAACGTGGTCTCGCTGGACTCAAGATAATCCTGAATAGCAGTCTTTAATGTGGTAAAGGTAAAAGCCATTATTAGTATCCGTCAGCTTCTTTTTTCAAAATATACCCGTTTGGATAAGAGTCTCGGTCATCACAATGCGATACTCTGTGGCCTTCCATCGCTCCATGATAATGGGTTTTACCACATCTCTCGCAATCAAAAATGTACTGACCATTTTCTTCACGACAAACTATTTCTGGAATCATGTTATTTCCACCGTTACTCTGCCTACATGACCAGAACAATCCAGACCCACTGTACGACTACCCATCGCGGTTACACCGCCGCCCACCGGGTCAAATGCCCCCAGTATCCGGCTCTGGAGATAACCACCATCAGGTCTTGGGTCGCGTAACGCCTGCGGGTCAGACATATTGATCATGCCCAGCTTCCATTGTGGATTGTCCACATCCAGCACATCACGCCCTACCAGCATACCGTTTGGCCTGCCAGCCTCGATCTGAGGCACAAGGTCTCTTAACTTGTAACGGAAACCAGTCCTGTCACAAAACCCGAATGCATGTTTACCGCTCGCAAAACTGCTCATAAGTATTGATACCCACCCGGAACCACATACAGGGAAGCTTTCTCTCTAGCCGCATCGGATGCAAGATTCCATTGTTCTTCATAATCCTGTTTAAGGAATTCAATCTTCGGTGCTGCCTCCGGTTTCTTGATGGCAATCTGGTAAGCCAGACCCGCAGTAAGCGGAGGCAGGAACCGTGCGGGGACATCCACGTTGAGAGTAGCAGGTGTCCCACTATCTTCAATTCGTTCCATGTAGTAATAGCCCAGAGTCCATGTCTGCGAGGAATCAGGGATTGGCCATACATTAACGGTGATGCCGCTGGGCGCTCTTTCAACCCAGTACTGGATCGGTCTGCCCTCAAGCAACTTGTTGGTCTGGTGGGAATACTGGGCGATGGATATACGCTGCATGGTAAGGTCGGACTGCTTGGTGGTGCTTCCTGCGTTGGTTCGCATGAAGGCTTCCACTATGTCCAGCTTCTCCCCGGTAAGCGCATACGACCCCGTTCCAGGGGTAAGCGCAAAGCTCGTATCCTTCACCGTCCATAAACTTAACCCCCTGTTCTGCCATTCCAGCATAAGCAGGTCAAGACTGCGCCGTGCAGTACGGTAATCAAAACCAGTACGCATCTCGATATTACAGCGCTCGTAGGCTTCCTCCATGATCTGTCCCAGATCAAGGGTGAAGGTGTAAGTTCCGCTAGTCGCCATTAAACTATTCTTCCTCTGGTAGTTCCCTGCACAGCTTTACCGTCACCAACCCTGCCGCCTGAGAACATCTTGCGATTGATTCCGGCCTCACTCAGGGCAATAGCCATTGCCTGATTACGGTTAGTAACCTTATGCCCAGAGCTGGATTTGAGTTTGCCATCCTTAAACTCACCCATTACTTTACGGACCTTGCTGTTCTTGTCCATTATTTCTTGAACCCCTTCAAGGTCTTGGCAAGGTTAGCGCGTTTTCTGGTAGTGGGATTCTTCGATTTACTTAACTTCGTTAATTCCTTGCCACTTATTTTCTGGCCTTTTTTCACCCCAGCAGCTCTACGCAAGCTACCCGGCTTCTTGATCGCCTTCTGAATCCAGTTCTTTTTACCTCTTGCCATTTCGCCTCCGGTTAACTGTTCGTGAAGTTACTGCCAGGTTAGATCGTTTGTTGTTGTTTGGATTGCGGTCTTTGTGATGAACATCCCGCTTGTCGCCTTTTGCTACAGCTCCGGTTGCAAGCAGTTTATTTCTACCTGCATTACGACCGGCCCTACGCTTTTTCTGCACGGGTTTAGCATGGTAGTTCTTGTACTCGCTACGATAATTTCTAGCCATCAAACTGCGCCTTGTAGGCTTGCTTAACCAAAGATTCTTTCTTTTCCCTGCGGTCTAGCTCTACACCGAACTCACGCGCAAATTCCTCAAGCTCCAGCTTCGTCTTCTTGTTAAGATCGGCTCGGCTTGTTTCTTCTACGAAAGTAACGGATTTAAGTGGAGGCTCAACTATTTCTTTTTTTTTAGGCGCTGCCTTCTTCTTAGGAGTCGAGTTTCCACCCATCTTCGCCAACCTTGCCTTGGCCTGGCTCTTCTCCATAAGATCAAAGACTGCAATGTCATACTCTCCATCTGCATTCTTTGAACCTATCTGGTAGACAGGGCGACCGTCACTGAAATTTCCGTTCTGAAATATCTCTAACTTAGCCATTTAAACCTCTATTCGTAGTTCTTGATAAGTGTCAGGACAACCACATAGGTATCACCTGTTCCTGCGCCGTTAGTTGTAAAAAGAATGTCTCCCGTTTTCCCAGCAGCCGAGTTATTGGGAATGCCAGTAAATGCTGAAAAATCAAGCGAGTCCGAATAGTTCTCCGGTAAAGTTGCAATCAGGGTATTGACGGTCGCATCGAATTCTATTGTTACTGACATGTTATAGGTAGAGAACTGTATGCCAGCTACAGAAACGCTGGTACAGGCTGCGCCTGTTCTGGGTTGTGCGCTTAAAGCACTAACGCTCACCTTAACTACAGCCGACTCTCCAGTGCTATCGCTTACGTTAGTAAACTTCATGATGGCGTTGCGAGGGCCATCCTGTATTGTCTGGCTTGTTACTAAATCTGCCATATCTATCTCCAAAAAGAGCGGGGCCGAAGCCCCGCTACTAAATTACGCATCTGCGAACGGTGTCTCCAGAGTACCGGAGCCAACCAAAACGCCAGACACTTGCCATTTGTTGGTATAGATAGGAACCACCTGAATGCTGGAACCAGCTATGCCCCCCTTGGTGGTAGTGTTGGTGTTTATCACATCATTACTACTGCCGTTGGGAATATATTGTTCCGCTGCCCCTGTCTTGCCGAGAATGATCGATCCCCAGAAGAGATCGCCCGGAGTTCCTGATCCACCACATTTTAACGCCAAGGTGCAGTCAACAAGAAAGACGATGTTATACATCAGCCCTGTATTGTTAAGAGTGTTGGGTTCTGCACCGGGGCCGCCGGTAGTGGGGTCAGCCGCCACGCTGATTTCAGGAAGCGTGAGGGTTAAGGAGGAGTCGTTAAGGAGAATAATCTTGCCGCCATGTGTAGTGGGGCTAAGAGTGGTATTAGCAGTAAGGGCAACAGTGGTCGCTGGGCCTTGGGAATAAAATCCCCCAAGTGAACGTACTGGGCCTTGAAATGTGGTTAAAGCCATAAGAGATACCTCTTTACGAAAGGATTCGTCTTAGCGTCTTCGTAAACGTCCACTGGGCTGGTCGCTAAAACTGTATGTTTCCCAGATAAAAGGGGGCGCTACGCACCCCCGATATCTACTACTGATTAGGACGTACCGGGCGAAGCCCAGATTCCTAGTGGATCAGAAACACCGAAACTGTACCGCTCGCGTGCTTTATAACGCACGTTACCAGTATCGAAGTCGCCATCCATTGAAGTCTCAAGCGGAGTACGCTCGAAGTGCTTCATACCATTCGGTACATCAGTGATGATGTAGAAAGCATTGCTGTCAGTCAGGTAGTGATTGACAGAGTAACCTTCAGGAATGGAGCCATTGTTCTTCAGGGCATTGATGTCGTTATCAGCAGTGCTGACGCGCAATTCAGAATCTAGGATTCTGGTTGCCACGAACATCAGGGCCGGTGGAACAATGAGCCTGCGAGGACGGGCTGCGATCAAAAGTCCACGCTCATCGGTGAACGCTGCAATCTGGATCACAGCATCTTCGAGTGAGGTTTCGTTAAGGTCAGCCGCTGTCGCGGGCCGGTTAGAGTTAAAGCCACCATTAACCTGCGGGTGACCGCCTCCACCAGTTACGCCATCGCCTACCGCTGTGAACAGGTTAACACCATCGCCAGACTGATAAGCGTTAGTGAAACCGTTGTTCAATGGAACGGCAGCCTTGACTTGCTTGGTGTAAGCCATAGCTCTTGCCAGTGCCTTTGTGTATCGCTGTGACAGGGAAGCATAGAGGTTATCCTCCATTGCCTCTTCCGTAATAGCGAAACCCTGAGCAATGGTCTCATGGGTATAGCGAGCCGTGAACGCTTCCTGCGCTGAATCATAATTGATTGCAGAGCCTTCAGGTTTCACTGGAGCCGCGCCAAAACCACTCAGTTTTACTTCTTCCTCAAACGAGCGGTCGGATGATTCAGTTTCGTAAATCATTCGATCTTCGTCTTCGTACTTTGCATACTCTAAGCCAAACAGGGCATTAAGACCCGGAAGTAGCTCTTTGAGCATCTGCGCTCTTGAAATAGCCATTCGCTAGTCTCCTATACGCCTAGGGCGGTACGGTACTGGTGCATCCCTGAAACATAAGTCAGGAGAACATCAGTGTATGCATCACCTACCGCACTATCCGGCCCATTCACAAACTCAAGAATACGCAGGGGTAGTGTATTAGTCGTAGCAGCCGAACTCGCTGTAACAGAGTTCTTGCTACGCATAATAGTGGTAGAACCGGAAGTTTGGGTTACTGCAATGTTATTACCCAAGGTAGTTTGCGCCAGAGAACCATTCGCCTGCATTCTGAATACAGCGTCTGGATCATCAAGCACATAGGCCATAGCGTCAGTCGCTACAGTCCCAGTAGGCCACATCTGGTTAAATGTGGGCTGGCTGGTATTTGGGTCTGTATAAAAACAGCCCATGAATATACCAACCGGGGTCATCGTGGTCGTACCAGTATCTTTTTCAAGAGTCCCGG